TATCGGTGGGGCTCCACACCGCACGTTTGCCAAGCTAGGTGACCGTGGCAGGTATCTGTGTCCCCAGCTCCAAAGAGGCGATCACAATCGTTTTCGTAACGTGCCGCAAGGTGCGAGACAGTACGTTTGTCGTCATCGCTTCGAAGAGTGCCATTGCTACGATGGGCAGCGCAAGGTCTTGTTGTTCGTTCATTCAGCGTACTACTTTGACTATGCGATGCTTTGGTCTATGATCCGGCAAGAGGACGTAGTTGACGCTCTAGTTGTGGAACACCGTTTCGATGACGGATTTGGGGGGTTCCTCGACGAAGCTGCGTACTCGCTGGATGGTGTGACCGTGACGATGTCGGTCAAAGGCAATGTCGAGCCTTACGTGCACGGTTTGACGCCGTGGTTGGTTGGGTGGCGGGGTCCCAACGGCGAAGCTTTCGAGGTGTCTACGTTGAGAGTCATTGGGGACTTCACTTACCTTGGGAGAATTGAAGCCGTTGTTAAGACGGGCCCTTCGCCGACGCTCCAGTTCGATGACGTGATTGCCGGTGCCCACAAGATGGGGCCTGTGCAATTTTCCGAATCGATCAGGAATGCTGTCGCCGATAATGCCAAGTTCCAATCGGTGAAACTCGACCTGTTTGAGATCGAGGCATGGGGTCCGGTGTTGTTTACGACAGGCGTTTACGCTGGTCGCAGGGTGCGCGTTACCGTGCCCGTCAATGCCATCAACCGTGTGTCTTCGATTGCACTCAACAGGACGCGAGATGCCAATTTGTTGCAGGAGGTGTCGCATTCGCTGAAGAATCAATTCCAGCGATCCCGACTGCCGCCAGGCAAATTCACTGAGGCACTCACCGTTGCGATCGCTATGGGTTTGGTGACCAACCTACAAAACGAGACGTCAGTTTTGTATACCGTGCGGGAGAAGTTTGGGTGGCTGATCAGCCTTCATGCTGCGTTGATCAACGGGGGGAGGTTCATCGTCCTGAGTTGGAGATGGCTTATCTTCGGTGGGGGTTTAGTGTTGATAGCATTTGTGCTATCGGAGACATTCGACGACCATACTGATGAGCGCATTTTCATTGCGCTTGGGTTTGTCGTGGGTATTGCTTCTTTGTGGCTGTGTGGTTCTTGTTGTCTGGGGGTGCTGCGAATGCATCGCTCGAGGCAACTTGCCACATGGACCGCGCAGTTCCACGACGATGACGCCCCCCGTGTGCCCCTACTTGGTAATTCTGTCGTCTTCGAGGACAGAACCCATTTGCTTCTCGGTACTCGACATGTTCGCCAGCTTCCGCCTGTAATCGAAGGACAGGTGCGTTTGGAAGCAACTAGAGAGTCTGCGAATCCCCCCGTTCGTCAGATAATCAGTGGTCTTGTGGTTGATGGTGCTATACCCAACGTTCTCGAGCCTACACAGGCCGCAGAATTGTCAGCAGTCACCAATCGGATTCTCACGCCCCGAGCGAATCCGAAAGAAGACGCGCTCATCCATTATCGAAATGCCTTCCACCACCCAGTGTTTACAGCAGTCAAGGCCACGCTGAACACGTCAAAGGTGGGTTTCGAGATGTGGGCGAAGGGGCTCGCCGGGAAGTATCCAGTGAGGTACATTGAGAAGATGCGTGAGGCG